TATATGCCTATTGACATACTAGGTCATATGGCATACATGTAGGCCATCAACACGGAGGCGCAGCCATGAACATCTACCGCGAATTCATCCCTGGCCAGAAAGTCCGTAGCGTTTTCGGTGAAATCCTGGTAGTTGTGGAACAGGTGGGTTGCATGGTTTTCGTTGAGGGCACCAGCCAGCATTACCATCCGTCAAAGTTGTTCCCGGCATAATGAGCAACGCCGAGTTCAAGGCTATACGAAATCATTTGGGCCTGACGCAGGCACAGTTGGCCGCCCTGCTTGGGTATCATGGCGCAATGGCAGTTTCGGTTTATGAGCGCGCCACCAACCCGCGCCCTGTGCCCGACCTGCTGGCTCGCCTGATGATCGCCTATCGCGACGGCTATAGGCCGGACAACTGGCCGCCCTCAGCCGCCGCATAATTATTTGCGCTCGGCGCTTTCAGTTTCTGCGATTTGTTCCCATGAGACATGTGACGTCCACCAAGCGCCACGACACCACAAGAGGAGGCGAGATGGCGCCGCGAAACAAGGGCTCGCTTGCCGAGCAGCTAACCGCGTTGTGGGACTACCGCAACCGTCCAGACCATCGGCCCGAACCGGTGGCGTCCAACTGGGCGGTTGTGCCCGCCAATGATAGCGGAGCAGTGGCGCGCTCGGAGCGTCTGGCCAACGAAAAACTGCTCAAGGTTACGCCATCGATTGAGAAAATCCTGCGCAACATGCGCGAGGATTGGGTTTGGGAAGACGGCAAGCTGCTGGCAATCGGCAACCTGAAGTTCAGCGACGGCAACCAGTACGAGCCCGCACTGGTCCGTGCCGAGGACGGTAAGGTGGAGCGCCGGATGGTCAAAGTGCGAGACCGCGCCATGCTGGGATGCACCGAGACACTTACCGAGGACGCGGGTGGCCAGGCCGGCGTGGTGACAATTAGCAATGCGGTTTTCTGTGATCGTGTCGGCGTACCACACCGAGAGTTCATTTCCGGCGGCAAGCGTCGCCCTGGCAAGTCGCTCAGCCCGAAGCAATCACGCGCCATGATTGACCGAGCCATTGCCAACACGCCTGTGCTACCGCCAGTCACCATGTGCCCGCCCGGCGTTGCCAGCGGCACGGCACAGTATTCTGACCAGTTCATCGGCATGAAAATCGGCTCGACCGGCAAGGGCGGACTGATCCATTGGGTTGACCTCTACACGGCCGGGCGAGACTGGGATGAATCCAAGAAGGCAATCGACGGGCTGGACAAGGACCACAAGGAAACGCTGGACGCGGCCATGTCTGCGCAGACCATGGCGTCACTCGGTAAGCGCGGGCACCGCCGGACACGCGAGCGGCAGGCCCTCAAGCGTCTGGTTGCTGCCAACGACAACTTTTTGCAGGCAATGCGGAAAATATCTGCCTGAAAACGCCGCAATTTGCGATCTGGCCGAACAATAACAATGAAGGGGGAGAAATCCCCCGCATTGTTTCCGGCTACGGCCGGCCCGGAGCCATGCTGCAGTTAGGTGCAGCCGCTGAGCACCGGGTAACTATCCAGAGAAAGCAAGCGGCAATAGGTGGCCTGTTCGAAGAACAGGATATTTGTGGGTTCGCCCTACAGCCTGGCGTTTGCCTATAAATTGCGATGCCATACCGGCGCTGGTTCGCCACCAGCGTGCAGTGCGACCTGTGACGCTCGCCATCGCAATTCCCATTGCCACTCGACCGCTAGGCGCTTCGGCGTCGTTCTTGTGGCAACCCCATCACCTGTGCGCGATCTCCTCCGCGGCACGGTTGATCGCCGGGTGTTGAGCGCTGCGAGGCGCTCCACCCGGCAGAGTTTTGCGCGTTGGCGCACACGAGGCAGGGCGGGTGGCGGGTAGAGATGGCGTGGGGCCGAAAGCGCATTTTGCGTGGAGGTGGACCAGTACGCGCTCCGGGTGCAGACGTACCCCGCCAGCAATTTCATCAGGGTTTAGCTCAGCCTGGGAGAGCGCCGCACTTGGAATGCGGAGGTCGTTGGATCGTAGCCAGCAACCCTGACCATGCCGATTTAGCTCATCAGGCAGAGCAGCCCTCCTGTAAAGGGCAGGTTGCAGGTTCGATACCGTGCATCCGGCACCAATTTCATGCGTGGGTAGAGCAGCGGTAGCTCGTCGGTCTCATAAGCCGAAGGTCGTGGGTTCGATCCCCACCCCCGCAACCAGTTCCAGACAGCGTTCGGATGCGATGGCGCCACACGGGCGAACAACGGTCGCCGCGCTCTGTCTGGTCACTAACCACCCTGCCTTCTGGCCGGGTCCAGCCCGGCACCGCGGTGATAAAGCGGCTCGCCGGGCTGCGTTTTTTTTGAGGAGACACCATGAACATCGAACTCCAACGCGACCACACAGGCCAACTCCACCTGTTCGTGGCAGGCGTGCCAGCGCACGGCGCGCAGGTGACTGGCATTGGTACGGCTAATGACGGCACGCAGCAGGCGATCATCACCGTGCCGCTGGCCAAGCTGACGCTTGGCGAAGTCCGGTCGGTGATCCCCTTCGTGCGGCCGGCAGACCGTGCGGCGTGAGCAGCGGAGCGACGGGGCTAAGGAATATCGGAAATGGTACAAGCTGGCTCGCTGGCGCCGGCTGCGTGAGGCGCAACTATCGGCACAACCCCTTTGTGAGTGGTGCCTTGAGCGCGACATCGTAGAGCCGGCAACCGAGGTCCATCACGTCGAGCCTCACCGCGGCGACGTCGATAAGTTTTGGCTGGGTCCGTTCCTCTCCACCTGCAAGCCCTGCCACGCGAGCCGCGGGCAGCGGGGGGACTTGGGGCAGGTCGTGGTGACTTTCGGTCCGGACGGCTGGCCGATCGAGGTCTAGGGGGGCACCTTCAAAGTCCCCGAGCGCTCGTTTCGCGGACCGGCGGCATCCCAAAGCGTACGCATCTGCAATTCAAAATATGACCCTATAGGAGCCTACCAGCATGGCGAGGCCGAGAACGCCTGTCGCCAAGGCTGCAATCGAGGCGCGGGATAAAATAAACGCGGGCCGGTTCAAGAACCGCGTCGAGCCCAAGCAGAATGGCCCTTTGGGGAAGCCCCCGACTTGGATCAAGGACACTGAAGGCAACAAGGCCAAGTCCGCTTGGCTACTGTTTGAGCGGGAAATCCCGTGGCTCACGGAGTCCCATCGGATTCTTGTGGGTATGGCCTCCAATATTCAGGGCCGCATGATGGCGGGACAGGATGTCGGTGTTCAGGCGATGAACCTGCTGCGGCAGATGCTGGGTCAGATGGGCGCCACGCCGGCAGATGCGACTAAGGTTTCGGTGAGTGATGACGAGGAAGACGAGGGCGACGGGCTCGACGACTGAGCCCACGCCTGCTCTTGAACGAGTTAGCGCATATGCGCGTGCCGTTCTTGAGGGCGAAATCATCGCTGGGCCTCACGTGCGCAATGCGTGTAGGCGCCACTTCGATGACCTGGCCAATGGCGCCAGCCGCGGGATACACTGGGATGACCGCTCAGCCCGTCGAGTATTCAATTTCTTCGAGCGAAAATTACGGCTCTCTGAAGGTCAGTTCGATAACCAGCCGTTCCTGCTGCAACCCATGCAGGAGTTCATTATTGGCTCCATTTTTGGCTGGAAGCGCGATGATGGGACGCGCCGTTTTCGACGTGCTTACATCGAGGCCGGCAAGGGTTGCGGCAAGTCCCCGCTCGTTGGGGGAATTGGTCTTTATGGCTTGGTTTACGACGATGAGCCCGGCGCGCAGATCTATGCCGCAGCCGCCACAAAAGACCAGGCCTCGATTCTGTTTCGCGATGCTGTCAAAATGGTCAGGCAGTCGCCAGACCTGTCGAAGAAGCTAAAGCCAAGCGGCGGCTTTGAGCGTGAATTCAATCTCGCCTACCTCAAGAATGCATCATACTTCCGGCCTATGTCGAAGGAGGCGGGGAAGACGGGTTCGGGTCTGCGACCGCACTTTGCACTTTGCGATGAGGTCCACGAGCACCCTGGTCCGGAAATCATGCGAATGCTGGAGGCCGGCTTCAAGTTTCGTCGGCAGCCGCTGATGGTAATGATTACCAACTCTGGTAGTGATCGTCTTTCGGTGTGTTGGCGCGAGCATGAAATGGCATGCAACGTCGCGGCCGGCACACAGACGCCAGATGAAGAATTTGAGTATGTCGGCGAGGTTTGGCCCGGATCAGATGACCTGTTTTCGTATGTCTGCGCGCTGGACAAGGATGATGACCCGTTTGAGGACGATTCCTGCTGGATAAAGACCAACCCGCTGATGGGGGTCACGGTCAGCAGGGAGTACATTGCTTCTCAGGTGGCATTCGCGAAAAACTTTCCCAGTGATGCCCCCGGGATTTTGCGGCTGTATTTTTGCGTCTGGACTGACGCGCAGTCTGCGTGGATGCCGCGCAAAACGGTTGAATCCGTTATGTGCGATTTCGACATCGAGCAACACGATGGAAGGCCTGTTTTTCTCGGTGTAGACCTATCGCACCACAAGGACATGACCTGTGTCGCCTACGTCGTACCAACAGGGCACCGAGAGGTGAAGCGCCCTGACGGTACGGTCTACTTGGCCCCCACGTTTGACGCGTGGGTCGACTCGTTCACACCGGCGGATACGCTGAAGCAACGCGCCGAAACGGACAAGGCGCCATACCTGCAATGGGTAGACGAAGGATACCTGCAGGCCGTCCCTGGCGAGCGGGTTCGGTACGACTATGTGGCCTATAGCGTGGCGCAGGCCGATAAGCGTTTTGACATACAGGCCGTGGCCTATGACCAATACGCCTACTCCGAGTTCATGGAGGAGTGTGGCGCCATTGGCCTCGATCTGGTGCATCGCAACCACCCGCAAGGGGGGAAGCGGCGAAGCGCGCCGGACGAGGCGTTGGTCGAGCAGGCCAAAGCTGACGGTAAGCCGGAGCCTGGCGGCTTGTGGATGCCGGGATCGATCCGGGAGGTCGAGGCACTGGTGTTCGATGGTAGAATTCGGCTGCGGAGTAATCCGCTCCTGATGACTGCCTTGATGGCCACGACGTTCAGCGATCCCGACCCGCTGGGAAACAAATACATCGTCAAGGACAAGGCCGCGCGGCGCATTGATGCGGCCGTGGCCCTCTGTATGGCAGTCGGCGCCGCGATTGATGGGGCGGCGGAGCCAACCACCAAACAATACCAGATGCTGGTGTTCTAGCCGGCGGACACACGCAAGGAAAATTCATGACCAATAGAGCGTATTCGCTCGTTGAGGTGAAAGCCCTCGACGAGAAAAAGCG